GGGCTTTCTCTGGATCAGGTGGCAAGCATTACGGAGACCGTTGCAAAGTCCGTTGCGCTCAGCGGGGCTAGTGCTCAGGCGGCGGATGCGGCGATGATTCAGTTCGGTCAAGCTCTTGCTTCGGGCACGCTCCGTGGCGATGAGCTCAACTCGATCATGGAGCAGACGCCGGCGCTGGCCCAGGCAATCGCTCGCGGCCTTGGTGTGACGATCGGCCAATTGAGGGTCATGGGCGCCGAGGGCAAGCTCACATCAGAAAGCATCGTCCGCGCTCTGGAGAACCAAAAAGGAAAGGTGGACGAGCTCAGCGCAAGTCTGCAGGTGACATCAGGTCAAGCGATGACGGCGTTCAACAATTCACTGGTCGTGAACATTGGCAAGCTTGACGAAGCTACCAGTGCCAGCAGCAGGTTCGCCCAAGGTATTCTGTCGCTGTCCCAAGCGATGGATAGGTTTAACTCTGGTGAGTTCCTGGACTTTTTCAGGGGCGACAAACAAACGGTAGCCGGGCTCAATAACCAACTGAGCGTGACACTATCTCAGGTTCGAGATCTGACCGACGCCCGCGCCAAACTAGACAAAAACGACGCGAGCGACACCGTTTTTTTCAAATTCAAGTTCTACGATCGCGCCGAGATAGACAAAGAAATCGCCGACCTTCAGGCAAGAGCTGCCACCATTGCTGCGCTGACCAACCGCATGCAGAAAGGTGCTGCCGAACTGGGATCGCAGAAGCCAGCGGGCGATGCGCCTAGTGCGACGGTAAATCCCGCTTACGAGAAGCTCTTGGCCGACTTAAAAAAACAGGCCGCGTTACAAGGAGAGAATACCGAGGCGGCTAAGGTTCGGTACGCAATCGAGAGTGGCGAGCTCGGCAAATTATTGCCGGCGCAGCAGCAGCTTTTGATGCAGTACGCGAAGGAAAAGGACGCCAAGGCCGCCACCGAGGCTGCTACGAAGAAAGGTGCCCAAGCCAGTGAGCAGGCGCGGAGCGCTACGCAGCGCGCATTCGACACCGCGGACGAGAACTACCAACGCCAGATCGAGCTTATCAACGTTACGACTGACAAGCAGAATGAGGCGTCCGAGGCGACGAAACTGGCCTTCGAATTGGAGAGCGGAAAGCTCGCCGGCCTCACCGCGCAGCAACAGATCTACCTGCAGGGCAAGGCCGACGAACTGGATGCTCTGAAAAAGATCCAGGCAGCCAACGAGGCGGACGCCAAGTTCAACGCATTCCTCTCTGCTCAGGAGAGCCAGACCCAAACGCAGAAAAACGGCTACGACATGGATCTGGCAGGGCTCGGATCGAGCGATAAAACTCGAGAAAGGCTTCAGCAGGAGATGCAACTCAGGCAACAGTACGAGAATGACTTGAAAGCGTTGGCGGCCCAGCGAACCAGTGGTGACCTCACCCAAAATGACTACGTTCGTCAGACTGAAGCGTTGCGTGAGCAACTGGCAGAGAGACTGGTTAATCAGCAGGATTATTACAATCAACTAGATAAGGCGCAGTCTGATTGGTCGCTTGGTGCCTCAGCAGCATTTCAAACCTACGCCGATGAGGCGGCAGACGTCGCTGGCCAGACCCGTGACCTGTTCACCAACGCCTTCAGCAACATGGAAGAAGGGATTATCGATTTCGTGCAGACCGGGAAGCTGTCCTTCAGCGACTTGGCTGACGGGATCATTGCCGACCTGGTCCGCATTGGTGTGCGGAAGGCGGCAGTCGGCATATTCAGCAGCTTCGCTGGCGCCGGTGCTGGGTTCGGCATGGGCTTCTCCGATGGCGGCTATACCGGTGACGGTGGCAAGTTCGAGCCGAAGGGCGTGGTGCACGGTGGTGAGTTTGTTGTTAACAAGGAAGTCGTCAGCCAGCCTGGCGCCCGCGAATTCCTTGAGCGCATGAACGCGAATACCAAGGGCTATGCGGACGGCGGTTATGTCGGGTCTGCCGCTTCCGCAACGAAATCCAGTGTTACGCCGATCTCGTCGGCATCAACCGCCGCTCCGGTCATTCACCAAAGCTTCAGCTTTCAAGGCACGCCAGATGACGCCACCGTCAACATGGTTAAAGAGGCCGCGATGCAGGGGGCGAAAGGTGGTTACGAGCTTGTCGTCCGCGACCTGAAAATGAACGGAACCATCCGCCAGCTGATCGCGCGGCGCTAAAGCCTTTAAGGAGTATTGCATGGCTCTCACGTGGCCGGCTTCGCTGTGTCCGTCAGAAATGACGTGGGGCATCGTCAACAACAGCAGGGCGTTCACTTCGACGCTTTCGAACGCCCAGCAGATTATCGGCTACCCGGGCGCCTACTGGCAGTGCACGTTGACCTTTGGATTGCTGACTAGAGCCCAAGAGCGCGAGCTGTCGGCGTTTCTCGGGCGGCTGGATGGGATGTTCGGAACATTCAATCTGCCAGCCTTCACCCGGCGCCGGACAGCAAGCGTTGGCGCGCTCACGGTCGTCACCGGCAATGCGCAGGCACGAAACATGCTGCTCGCTGGCGCAGTGCCAAACGCGGCCATTTTCAGCGTTGGCGACTACATCGCCATCGCTGGCGAAATGTTCGAGGTCACCGACCCGGCAACATCTAACGCGCAGGGAAATGTGACGGTGCTACTCAACAAGCGGATTCGCAAGGCGCTCACGGCGGGGGCTGCGGTCGAGTACCTGAATCCGTACTCGGAAATGCGCATGACCACCGATACATGGGCGATGTCCGTCAAGCCGGTGATCGCAAACGGCAGCTACGAATTCAGGGAGGCGTTCTGATGCCCTCAGCATTCCCGTTCAGCCAGAACGTCGTGAATATCATTGCCACCGGCAAGTTCATGCCCGTGTACGCGGTGCAGCTCGATTTCGTCGACGGCATGGTCTTCGCGCATACCGGCACCGGCGATCTAGTGGTCGATGGCATCACGTATCAGGGCGTGGGCAATTTCGGCCAGGTGAGCCAGTCACAGGAGAGCGACAACTCTGGCTCGCCAATGTCGGTCGAGCTGACCCTTAGCGGTCTCGATGCCTACATCCTGTCCGAGACCAATGTGCGCGGCTGCCGCGGGCGTGCGGCCAAGGTCATGTTTGTCGTGTTCGACGAGGCCGGCAACTACGCGGCGGACATCCTGTTTTCGGGGCGAATGGACGCGTCGAAGTTCTCGTTTTCCGGTAATGGCGAAGACGGCAACAGCATCACCGTGCCTGTCGTTGACCGGATGGCCGAGTGGAGCCGCACCGGCACCGAGCGCTTCACCGACGAAAACCACCGCGCACGCCACGATGGCGACCGGTTCTTCTATGCAATCGCCCAGATGTCCGAGTGGCCCATTTACTGGGGCTCGAAGAAGGACGCACCGACATTCACTTATGGAAGTTAGCCATGCGCTACCGAGACTGGACAACCCGTCTGAACGACACGATCAAGGCCGCCCAAGAGCGGCCTTTTTCATGGGGTGAATTTGACTGCTGCCTGTTCGCGGCTGACTGCGCAGAGGCTGTGTGCGGCGTAGATCCGGCCGAGCAGTACCGCGGCAAATACACCACGGAAACAGGCGCGAAGCGACAGCTGAAGAAGCAGCACGGCAGCCTTGAGGCGGCATGGGATGCCTGTTTTGTGCGGGTTCCGCTGACCTTCATCCAGCGCGGCGACGTGGTCATGTACGACGCACCCGGCGGCCGAAGCATGGCCGTCTTCTGGGCTGGCGATTTTTGGGCAACAACCGACGACGGCGCCGCCCGGGTCGAATGCGAGCCACTGGCCGCGTGGAGGGTTGAATGAGCAGTGGTGTAAAGAAACTTGCTCAAGTCGCGGTCGGCGCTGTCCTTGGTTTCGCCCAGGGCGGTCCATGGGGCGCGGTCGCCGGTGCGGCGCTGGCCTTCTACGCAGCCGAACAACAGGAAAAGCTCAACACCAAGTCGCCGTTGCGCGACAACGAACCTTCAGCGCAGACCGTGCGCTCGTCCAAGGCACCGGTACGTTTCATCCTCGGCCGGGTTTCCACCGGCGGCGTGCTGGTCTGGGCGCAGGAGCAAGCAGGTACTCAAGGGGAGGGCGAATGGCTGCACCTGGTCTACGTGCTGTGTGAGGGGCCAATCACCGCGCTGGAAAACATCTACCTGGGTGAAGAGGACATCAGTTCGTTTGGTTCGCTGGCCAGCTACGAGTTAGTGGTGAACCCGACGCAGGTGAACGCTTTCCTTAAAGCCAATTGCCCGGACTGGAAGGATTCGCAGATTGGCCGCGGGCTTTCCTACGTTCGCGTGTCGCTGCAATACAGCGCCGAGAAATTCCCATCCGGCATTCCGGATACGCGGTTTGTGGTGCGCGGGCGCAACGATATCTACGACCCTCGCACCGGTACCGCCGTTTACAGCGCCAATACCGCGCTGCATCTGCTTTGGTTTTTGCGTAACCGCTGCGGCGTGCCGGACGACGAGATCGTGTTCGAAACGTTCGCCAGTGCAGCCAACGTCTGTGATGAGGCCTTGACCAACGCTGACGGTTCAACCAGCCAGCGCTATCGAAGCGGCTGTGTCATTGGCGCGGACGAGCAGCGCACGGGCGTTTTGCAGAAGCTTGAAGCCGCATCTGGCGGGCATCTGATCCGCGTTGGTGGCCGCTGGATGTTTCAGGCGGGAGCCTACTACGGGCCATACGACTTTGAGATCACCGAAGACATGGTGATTGGCACGGTCACCGGCAGCACTGAGTCGACCAATGACTCAGCAATCAACACCGTTCGCGGCACCTTTATTGACCCGGAACAGTCGTGGACGGAAACCGACTACCCGGAGGTGAGCGTTGCCGAATGGATCGTCGAGGATGGCGGCGAGGCGGCGGAAACGCTCACGTATTCCTACGTCACGGATCCTTACCAAGCCCAGCGCCTGGCAAACATGGAACTGCGCCGTCGCCGTGCCGGCGGTGCAATCAGCATCCCAATGAACTTCGCTGGATACAACTGTCGGCCGGGACGCGTGGTTCGGGTCAATCTGCCGTCGCTGAACATCCTCGGTGAGTTCATTGTTTCTGACTGGTCCATGGGCGACAGCGAAGGGTGCACCGTCCAGGTGAAGCAGTACGAATCCGCCATATTCGATGATGCTGTGGGCCAGCCGTACAACCCGCTCGGCTTCATCAATCTGCCATCCGGCGGCCTGGGATCTCCAACGGGATTGACCTGGACACAGAACACCGGGGCTGAGGTCGTGCAGGGTGTCCTGTCCTGGACGCCGCCGGCCGGGATTGTTTCGTCCTACGTCGTCATCGTTCGCCAAGGCGCGACCGCTGTTCAGTCGCACTCGGTACCGGCAACGTCGACTCAGTGCGCAATCAACGGCCTGCCGTCTGGCAACTACTCGATGAGTGTGGCAGCCGTTGGACCTATGGCGCGTTCTGGCGAGGCGACCATCACCGTCAGCATCATGGGGCCGCCAATTCCTGAGTCCTGCGTGGTGCAATCCTCGATCGACAGTATCGTGCTGATCCCACAGAACACGCAGAACGGCCTCAACGGCGGCACCTACGAGTATTTTTTCAGCACGTCGCCGACGGCCACGGCGAATGATGCGGATTATCTGGGGCAAGGCCTGTCCTTCACGCATAACGGCCTGGCGTTCTACACGAACTATTACTACTTCATCCGCTCTTCGAATGCCTATGGGAAAAGCTCGTTCCTCTATGTGCCGACCCAGACTTCGAATGACGTTTCGGCGTATCTCGCGGCGCTGGCTG